CTCTTTGTCATCGTCCGCTACTTTAGCACACAGGGAAAGTGTGTTAAAGTAGAGGGCCGTCATGTCCTCTTCTGAATAGTTAAGTTCGATAAGAGCTTTCTCTATTCCGAGAATCATTTGATTGTCAACAGTATCCTTCTTATCAAGCATCACATCTTTTGCATCCACGACTATTCAGTCGCGCATAGCACTGAGTGCTTCTTTATAGGAAGAATACATTTCAGTCACGTCTACCACTTTACTCTTAGAGTTTTGTGATACGGCGGTACGGTGAACAGTTGTGTTACGAACTGCTTTAATAAGCGTTTCTTTTACGTACTGTTTAACGAACGGCATAGAGTCAGGGGTTAACCTTGTCCCAGTCTTCTTTTGAGTTAAAGTTTTCTTTAGTCTTCTTAATAATAATCCAGGGGTTAAACCCTTGTATGCATCATTAGGATTTCTTCAGAAAACTTTGTATGACTCAGTCGAATTTCATTTACTTCAGATTTTATGAGTCTGGAGTATGTGAAGCTCTCCTGTACCCCAAAGGCTACCCTTTAATAAGGCACCCGTTAAGGCATCAGAGATTGTTTCATATCTGGTCGTGTCGTCACCTCAAGGTGCGATCTTCGTCCACATATAAAGCAATGCGGCTGCAGTTACTGGTCTGACTGACCCGGAATACAAGTGTACCAAAGAATTTAGTAAACCAACCTCCATGCAGTGATGGCAGAACAGACCAATATTGGCCTGCGCTAGCCTTCAAGGTATGGGGCTTACTTCCTTTCCCCGACGAAATAACCTTTTGGCTATTTCAAGGGAGTGAGATTCTTTAGGCATAATTGAGTCTTGACGTTTCACAGAAACACCAAGATACTCCATTATGTTCATGTATTCTTTTGCTACTTTGGGATTGAAGATGACTATGTCGTCTCCAAGAACAAAATAGTGTTCGAATCTGTGAATTGATAATCTTGAGGCGGCTAATCTAACGATAGCATGATTGGCTATGGCGAAGGAAGCTCATGAGCTGTAAAGGCCCATAGGCTGTCCTACTCCGTAACCGACCATCTGTCTATTAGATCCGATGGCTGGCGTAACAAACTTAAGACCGATCATACAGTGTTTTCATTCTTCGACTAGAGATTCATTTCTCCATATCTTAGAGAGAACACAACTTATGATGTCAATAGGGAACCGGTCAGTGGCTGCTGTTAAGTCTATAGATGTTGGCATAAAACCAGCACCTTTAGACCAGTAGCTTTTGACTCTTCCCGGTATTGAGTCATGGTTATAGGTTAAATCAGTGTTCAACCTTTTGAGCATTGACATTAACCTAATATGAAAAGGTTTTAAAACTATTTGCGTCTTTCAATCTGCAATGGCTATCACTCGGGTTTTACCTTCGTGATCAGCTAGAGCAGAAAGTCTACGTAAATATGTCTTGTCCCTTTTAACCACGAATGTATCTTTTAGCTTTGCTAAAAGTACAGGGTCAATAAGGTCATCTAGATTAAGTCCAATAAATGAAGACAGTGTCTTCAAATGTTGTTCTTCCTCTGTAGATCTTACTGCCTCTTCTAAAACAGAGGTCTCACTGGCAGGTCCATTTGGTCCGCTTTTCGCGGATCACTTAGCTCTTGTATCAGTGTATTCTTCTCATCAGTATTCTTGGTTGTCTGTCTTAAGTCCTAAGTCTTTTCATTTTGCGTCGATTTCTTCAGAAATAATTTTAAATCTCTCAGGATCGACTGAACTAGTTGTTATACTAGCTAAGTCAATATTGGGGACTAAATTTAAATCTCTAGATTTTCAGCAAACTGTCAGGACAGCTCTACAAAAATCGTCGTCCTCGCGGACTCGATTCTGTATAGCAATTAGGTTAACAAGATTGAACTTTGAGTCTTGTTTATACTGAACTCTCCATTTTGGAGTGTAAAGTTTAACAAGGGGCTCATCGCAGGCTATCTTTACAAAGTGCTTTCTTAAGCCCTTTAGTAGTGATACCTTTTCGGTCCTGTTTAATGCTACGTCTGCTCAAATATAGTTTTGTAACTTAATTAATTTATTAATGAGTTGTAATTCTATTTTGCAAAGAGAAAATATTATTTTCATTGAATCGACCAAGTTTTGGCGAACATCTTCATTTCAAAGTGGAAGATGTTCTTCAACTCATGGTCTTTTTAATGGAAATCTTATGTTTGATTGGATAGGAGAATGCTTTGCAGCATTGCGTTCGACTCTCTGATTGCTCTTTGAGTGTGCCACCTCCCTGGGATTATTAACGAAAGAATAGTTGGTAACTAGATT